TAATGATACTAGTGTCCCACCACCGCCCCCACCACCTCCACCACCACCACCTCCACCACCGGCGGTATTCACTTTTAGCGTTACCCCAAGTGCATACCTTACTCAAAATACTGCGTGGGATATTGGAGATGTAATTGTCAATACTTCGGCAAGTACAAACATTACTGTTACAAACACCGGCAATAGTAGCGGAACAATAACAGTTCAAGAAACAAACAGACCTGCTGCCTGGACTGTAGATGTCGACGGTGTAAGTTCAGCCAGCGGAGTTGCAAGTAAAAATTATACCATAGGTGTTGGACAAAGCGTTACAGTACCGGTAAGTGTAACACCAACAACAGTGTTGGATGCTAGAGGTGCAGGCATAACATATGATTTTACAGTTCTTCAATCAGACGGTAATGGTCAAAGCACTAAAATTTATTGGACAGGAAAATCAGAAATTGCAAACGTTCCTGTAGTAAATAGTGATTTAGATGTTACTACTGGATATAGTTCTCCAACTCTCGGTGACGAAACTACATACAAAACCTTTACATATACAGGAACAGTAAGCAACTGGGAAGCTACAACTGGCGGAGTAAGTTGGTCTAACGTAAATGCAGTTAGTGGAACAAATGCTGTTGCAGCAGACTTTGTTGGCGGGGCTATGAGCGGCACAGCATCTGTAACAATTACTAATCTTCCAAACACAGGAGATGGTTCATACACATTTACTAGAACATCTGTTGCAGATTCTACAACTGAAGGATCCGAAATTTTTGGAACACGAGTAAGTGGACCTAACAATAGTTCAAATGCTATATTTGCTATAATACAAGACACTTCAACAACACCAATTGCAAAAAGCATTACAGTAAATTTTTGGAGTACTGCACTACAAAGTCTCATAACATCAGCTAATGAAGGTGATTCTATTATATTACAATGTGAGTCAACCGGCTATAACGCGGGAGATATTTGGGATTGGTCGATTTCTGGTACAATAACCGCCGGAGACTTTACTAGCACCTACAGTGCATTAAGTGGTTCGAAAGCACAATCGGGCGGCGGCGTCAGCGGATATGTAGGTATTGTAAAGCAGTTCCTACAAGAATCTGTCAATGATGGCAACAAAACTATGACGGTAACTTGGACACATCGAGATACAGGTGATAGTGCTAGTACTTCACTAACGCTTATTAATGATGATTTACCTTCGGGAGTAAACAGTACAACAGTTAATCCGACATCTTCTCCTGTGTATAATTCGTTCACACATACTGTAGTTGGTCCTCCTAATACCGAACATCTTGGTTCTGTGACTAGTAATAATCCGTCTGTGGCTGATGTACCAAAAGGATTACCTGGAACAGGGGCAACTATTCCTGCAAATGGACAATTAGTTTTTACTAGGTTACAAGCAAAACCTGGAAATTATACATATACTTCACATTTTGAAAATGTGTCTGGTTATAGCCCTTTGACAGCTTCGACAAACTATACAATTACTGCTGTGCTAGGTTTAAGTAGAAATAATTTTACAGTAATAGAAGGCGCGACAGGCGCAGATCGAGAAGTTACTATAGCTGGAGGTTTCCCCGGCGGACAGTTTAGTATTAATGGTCAATCCCTTAGTGCTTTTGTATTTGATTCTAATGGAACGGCAACAATACAAATACAAACTTCCCCTGCAGGATCATATAGTTTTACTATTGCAGAAGCATTTAGTAACAACTCAACAACGTTAAATTATACTGTAACAGATGTATATCAAAGCACTATATCTATTAGTCCTAGTTCGCCTGATGTAAATCAAAATGCAACTTTAACTATAACAGGTCGACCTAATGGATCGTTTAGTGTTTCGGGCAGTGACGTATTTACAGGAACTTTTAACAGTAGCGGCAATTATACTTCTACAGTATCTTTTGGTTCAGCAGGACAAAGAACATATAATGTATCAGTGCCTAACCCTGACCTAGCTAGTTCACTTACATTTACGGTAACAGCAGTATATAGTCCTAGTGTTAGTATTGTATCTGCTACCGGAAATCCGGATGGTGATGTATATATCTATTATGCTCGCCCTAATACAAACTTTACCTGGTCTGCTACAGAATTAACTTCAGGCAATAGCGGGTCGGGCACAACCAATGCTAGTGGAACAGCTACTTTTCCTGTTACAATGTCTACAAGCTTCGGAGAAGGTGTAACAATAACTGTTAACTTTTCTGACGGTACAAGTGCATACTATGCAGTCACTCCAGTTGAACCAACTTATAGCATAAGTGGACCCAGTAATATTAACGAAGGAAGTTCTGGTACTTATACAGTAACAGCTACAGGATGGGCAAGTGCACCTACATTATATTGGGATGTAACGGGCGGATCAGATTTTAGTACATCTAGTGGATCATTCTCGATGTTTAATAATTCCGGAAGTTTTAGTTTAAGTCCTATAGCAGATGCAACCACAGAAGGTGCAGAATCTAAAACAATTAACGTCAGAAAAACAGCATCGGGCGGAGCAGTTGCTAGTCAGTCAATAACTATCAATGACACTAGCCAAACACCTGTTGCGAACCCCTCACCTACTTATGATAATGTTGCAATATCTTGGTCACCAACATCGGGTACAGTAAATTCTACTTCATTTACATTATCTTGGGACGGCGGCTATAACTCTGCAACCTTATTTGGGTATGACATTTATGTAATAAGTCCATCAGGTAATGTTAATCCTAATAGGTATAACACAAAGTCAGGATCAGCATCTGGCGTAGCAGACCAAGTAGGTACCTGGACTGGTTATATTAAAATATATAATTTAATTGATACATCCCTAGAAATTACAGTATCAACTAATCCAGCATTAACTGTTAATCAAGCAGTAACTATTCCAAACCCAACTATTGCGTTTGACGCTGCGTCTGCGTTTATAGGAGAAACCATACGTGCTGATTACACCGCTGGTACTGGTGCGAATACTACCTATGCTGCTATATATCCGCCATCGTCTACTACAGCAGTTGTAAGTTCAACTACAAAACCGGGTGGCGCCTTAACATACGAAGTTCTAGCTAATACAGGCAATTGGAGAGCAAGTATTGCATCATCTTATTATGATGCCACTAACACATTAAAGTACGTAACAGCAAGTGATACTATTGCAGTCGGCTTACCAGGACCAACTGGAAATATTTATTTTGAAGGATCAGGTGTATATAACGTAGGAGACACAATAACAGTAACCTGGACAAGTAGTAATACAACCACTACAGTTACAGCTTATGCTTATTATGGATTGAATAGTATAGTTGTTGGCCCAGTTAATGGAACTTCTGGTTCTCGAACTTTTACTGCTACTGCAGGAGGAATCCATACAGCAGCACTAGCGCACGGTACAGATACACTAGATACAGATACTATCTTTGTAAGTGCAGCACCACCACCACCTCCGCCACCACCTCCGCCACCTCCACCACCTCCACCACCGCCCCCTGGACCAACTGGAAGTGTTAGTATATCTCCTCTATCTGGAACTACATCAGACATTTATACTATTACCTGGAGCAGTAGCAATGCAACAACTGTGGCCGTAAACGCTTATAAAGATAATGTATTCCAAGGATTATTTAGTTCGAGTGCTAGTGGAAGTACAAGTACAGGTATCGGGCAAGTAGGTACTTGGAGAGCAGATTTAGTTTTAAATGGCACTGTAGTAGATCAAGCGTTTACAATAGTTTCGGCAGTCTCAACACCTCCGCCACCACCTCCGCCACCACCTCCGCCACCACCTCCGCCTCCGCCACCACCACCGCCTCCGCCACCTCCGACGTATGCTATTCAGGTTACGGCAGTAGCAGTAGGTTTGACAGCGTATGTCAGTATCACAGGCGGAATACCAAATACATCGTATGCGTATTCAGTGTACAAAGACGGCGCAGCATATACATCTGGTAGTAGAACAACAGATGCAAACGGTACTGATACTATATCTGCTCAACTTCCAACTGGTTTCTATACTGTAGGAGTTGCGCAAACAGGCGCAGGTTCAGATGGTGCTTCGTTCACAATATCAGGCGGTTTGCTTCCGTAGTAAACCAATTACTATATAGTGTCCTGTGTATTTTAAATATATAAAGTATGCAGGACATTTATATAGATAATAATTTTTTAAATAAGAATAATATTAACAGTCTCGTAGATTATGTAACAACAACAAATGACTGGATAGTTACAAACGACCATTGGTCTGAAAAATTTATTCATAAAAGTAATATATCTAATAAAGATATACAACAATTGTTAGACGACATAGGATTAAACGTACGACAAATTATAGAAACAAAATACAAAACCAAATGTTTGATAGAAACATTTCAGTTGGTAAGATGGCGCAAAGGAGATAAACTAGACCCTCCTCACGCAGATTGTGAACATCTCGACGGTTCTCTACACCCTTATCCTAATAGACATTATAGTGTATTAATCTATCTTAATGAAGATTACGAAGGCGGCCAAATATTTTTTCCAAACCAAAATTTACAACCAGAAACAACTCCGGGAACACTTGTACAATTTGAAGGTACAAAAGAATATTTACACGGAGTAACTGAAGTTAAATCTGGTGAAAGATATACAATAGTTCTATTTTTGACAAAAAATGCTTAATAATTTTCCAAAAAACAAAATATTAGTTGTACCAGAATCGATATATCATAAAGATGATTATCTAGATATAGTACAACCATTAAAAGGAATGAAAACAAGAGACTGGGTCAACAAACACGTTGCTCACTGTTTGCCTGTAGTCATTGGAAATCAATACGGTTTTGCAATAAGGAGTAGTTGTGATTTTACAGCAGAATGGAATGGTGGAGAAGCGCCTAATGATGTTACAATAAAAACAAGTCCTTGCAGTAAACAAACAATAAGTGCTCATTTTGGAAGTGGACTTATTACTGTACAAAATAGATTTACATTTAGAACTCCTCCCGGTATTAATTTAATGGTAATGAATCCTCCTAATTATTTTATACCAAATTTATCTAATATGACCGCAGTAGTTGAAACAGATAATTTACGTAGAGACTTTACTTTTAACTTAAAAATACTTTCTCCTAAGCTAGTAGTAGAAGTAAAAAAAGGAGATATAATAAGTGCAGTTATGCCTATTCCTAGATATTTTGTTGATAAATTTGAAATAGAACTTGCTGAAAATTATTTTAGTGAAAACGCCATTCAACTTGAACAACAAGAAATGAAAAATGCAGGAATTGAACGCAACAGCGTCGACAAGAAAAAACCGCACGGTGTAGGAAAGAGATATTGGCGTGGTGAAGACACCCAAGGTAACAAATTTCTAGATCATCAGCGGAAAATGTAGTCAGATCTTATTTGACAAATAATTTTTTTTGTTATATACTATTATATCTTATAGGAGTACAAGTATGGACGAGCGTTTAGAAAAAGCTATTGAATTTTCTAATTTTATGGTTACACTTAACAACCAGAAAAGATTGTTAAAAGAAAAATATTTAGAAGATCTAATTTATTTTTATGACGGTTGCCAGTTCACAGTTACTAAAGAACTAATAAATTTTTGCTACACAATGTTGTCATCGGAGCAAGATGAGATTGTATTAGTAGATGATAATAACATACCCTTACAAATTGACAATATACAAGAATTTTACAATGAAATATTGAATACGTATTTTACATCGTCTAATAATTATTTTGTCGAATACGAAAAACTCAAAAAAAATAGGAGTGTTACTGATTTAGTAGGATTAGAAATTGACTAAAGGCGCACTTTTAATTGCAAGAAATAACGATACAATTGATTATGTAAAACAAGCAGTATTCCTTGCAAACAGAATAAAAAAATATTTAAATATTCCTGTAAGTATTATTACAGATAGTGTCTTATACCTTCAAGATTCTTTCCCTGAGGACACATTTGAAAAAATTATTAAAATTGATTACAAAGACGACAGTCCTAACAAAAAAAGTTATCACGATGGAACTCTTTATAGCCAGAAACTAAATTTTAAAAATAACTATAGAGTAGAAGCATACGATTTGTCTCCTTATGAAGAAACTTTATTGTTGGATACTGATTATATAATTTCTAATAATTTACTATCTAATTGTTTTGATTCTCCAAATGATCTTCAAATGTTTAAAAAATCAGAAGATATTGCAAAAGTAAGAGACGAAAGAGAGTTTGATTATATAAGCGATTACAGTATAGACTTTTATTGGGCTACTGTAGTTTTTTTTCGAAAAACTGAACTTAACAAAATATATTTTGACTTAATTAAGCACATACAAGAAAATTGGAGTCATTACACAACAGTATATCAGCTAGAAAGCTCATTATTTAGGAATGATTTTGCATTTAGTATAGCAGGTCATATTATGAATGGATTTTCTAGAGGTAGTTTTATTGCAGAATTGCCAGGAAAGCATTTATATACAATAGATAGAGACATTTTGTGGAAATTAGAAGATAATAAATTTATTTTTTTAGTAGAAAAAGAAAATTACAGAGGCGAATATACAGCTATTTCTATTAAAGATCAAAGTGTACACGTAATGAATAAATTTAGTCTAAATAGAATAATAGACGAGGTAGGATATGAGTAAAGGTATAGTTGTACTTGCACAGAATAATGAACAAGTTAATTATGTACAACAAGCTTGTCTACTTGCTCTAAGTTTGAAAAAACATAATCCTACAGAACTAATAAGTATTATTACTGACGATGTAGTTCCAGCAAAGTACAAAAACTTATTTGACAAGATTATTCCTATAATGTGGGATGATGATGCCGCAGAATTTGAATGGAAGATTCAAAATAGATGGAAAATTTATCATTCATCACCGTATGATAGAACAATTGTACTTGATACAGATACTTTAATTTTACAATCTATATCTTCTTGGTGGGACTTTTTAGAAAATTATGAAATGTTTTATACAAGTAAAGTCTTTACCTATAGAGGAGACATTATAACTGACACATATTATAGAAAAACATTTGTAAGTAATAATTTACCTAATATATACAGCGGATTTCATTATTTTAATAAAGGCGATTTTGCGCACAAGTTTTATAAATGGTTAGAATTTGTGGTACAAAATTGGCAAAAATTTTATGAAATATTTTTGAAAGAAAACAGACCGTCTTGGTGTAGTATTGATGTGTGTAGTGCAATTGTTACAATAATACTAGATTGTGAAGATAAAATTACTAACAAAGTTTCTAGCTTTCCTAACTTTATCCATATGAAGTCACAGATACAAGGATGGACAAATAAAAAGAAAAACTGGCAAGATTGTGTAGACGTATATATGAATCATAAAGGCGAAATAAAATTAGGAAATTTTCAACAGTTAGGAATTTTACATTATACTGAAAAAGATTTCTTAAAACCATATATGTTAAACAATTATATGGAATTAGTGCAATGATAAACAATTTAAGAAAATTTGTTGAAAATTTAGAAGTTTCTAAATCAAATGTAGGAATGCACGTTTATTTTGATCCTGATACTGGAAAAATAAACAAGATATCTAGTAAAGAAGAAACAGCACCTGGCTTGCATAGTATATATGTCAATTATGAAGATGTTAAAGATATACAACACGGTGTAAGGCGTATTGATGATTTTATTGTAACATACAATCCAACAAAAAATAGATTAGTTATAACAGATCAATTAGAAAAAACAAAAATACCTAATGTAAGAGATAGATTATATAATATTCCACAAAATGTGCCAAATGCTGATATAAACATATGTTGTTATCGAGATGAATGGACTGTATATTTGAATGAAGAAAAAAGATTAGAACATTTTGAAGCAGATAAAAGATTATCTTTTGATTTAGTGATGAATTTTAGTATAACTGATAAGAACGATCCAAACATACTTCACCAAAGTATAAAAATAAATTATCAATCATTACTTAATCAAGAACAAGTTAATATAAGTGATCAAATTGATTCTACAATTAATCCTAATAACGTAAGTGTATACACTGCAAAGTATTTTGATACTTATAATTATGAAGTGAGACAATGAAAAAATTTAAAGTTTTAGACTACGATATAATATATCTAAGTTATGATGAACCAAATGCTGAAAAAAATTACGCAGACTTATGCAGCAAAGTTCCTTGGGCAAAACGTGTACACGGTGTAAAAGGTTCAGATGCTGCACACAAAGCTTGTGCTGAATTAAGTGAAACAGATAGATTTATCACAGTAGATGGCGATAATATTATTAGGCAAGAGTTTTTAAATCAAACTATAGACTTTGACGAAAACAAAAATTTGTCAAACTGTGTAATAAGTTGGGCAGGAAATAATATGATTAACGGCCTAATATACGGTAATGGCGGACTTAAATGTTGGCCTAAAGAATTTGTTTTGAATATGAAAACTCACGAAAATGCCGATCCTAATAACCCTCACGCACAAGTTGATTTTTGCTGGGACGTACAATACATTCAAATGGAAGGAGTGTATTGTGATGTGCATAACAATTCTACTCCACATCAGGCCTGGAGAGCAGGATTTCGTGAAGGTGTAAAAATGGCACTAGATAGAGGCGTAAAAGTAAGTGTCGAGGACTTTCATAAAAATCATTGGAAAAACTTGCATAGACTATATATTTGGTTAATGGTCGGCGCAGATGTAGAAAACGGACTTTGGGCTATCTATGGTGCTAGAGAAGGTTTATATCAAACAATGTGTACTGATTGGGATTATATTAACGTAAGAGATTTTGAATATTTAAATTCGCACTGGGACGGATTAACAAAAAATTTAACAGAAAAAAATCTATTACAAGAAATTGAAGTTTTAGGGGATATATTAAAAGACAAATTAAATATTCCTATTTCTACAAAACCATTGGATGGTCCTCACAGTAAATTTTTTAAAGAAATTTATCAAAATCCAATGAGAATGTCAAACAAATTTTTGGAAAAAGAATGACACAAGCAAACGATTATAGAAGTGTACAAAGTGAACTAAACAATAAAAGTTGTTCACTATGTTTGGCCAAATGGACACAAGTAACTTTACACCTTCAAACAGGAATGACACATAGCTGCCACCACGTACCTGCACATAAAATACCTTTACAAGAAATTGAAGTTGATCCTAGTGCATTACATAATACTAGTTACAAAAAAGAAAAACGCAAACAAATGCTCGAAGGCGAAAGACCTGAAGAGTGCGATTACTGTTGGAATATTGAAGATTCGGATAAAGATAATGTTGTGTTTAGTGATCGTGTAATGAAAAGTGCTGAAGATTGGAGCTATCCGTATTTTTCAGAAATCACAAATAATCCTTTTACCAAAAATATTAATCCAAAATATTTAGAAGTAAGTTTTAGTAGCGTATGTAATTTTAAATGTTCTTATTGTTTACCTGAAGTTAGTAGTAAATGGATGGAAGAAATAAAACAATTTGGACCTTATCCTACAAGTACTCGATTTAATAATTTGGATGTCTTAGAAAGAGAAAACAGATTACCTATACCACACAGAGAACACAATCCATATGTAGAAGCATTTTGGAAATGGTGGCCTGAACTATATCCTAGCTTACAAGTTTTTAGAATAACAGGCGGTGAACCTTTAATGTGTAAAGATACATTTAAGGTGCTTGATTATATAATTGAAAATCCTAATCCTAAATTAGAATTGAATATTAATAGTAATTTGTGCGTTCCTGATTCGATGATAGATAGTTTGATAGAAAAAATGAAACGCATACAATCAGAGGGTATGATTAAAGAATTTAAATTGTATACAAGTTGTGAAGCAAAAGGCGCAAAAGCAGAATATATTAGACACGGATTGGATTATAACAAATGGCTAGATAACTGTCATAGAATATTAAATGAAATCCCACAAAGCAAATTAACTAATATGGCAACTTATAATGCTTTGAGTGTAACAACTTACAAAGAGTTTATGCAAGACTTTATTAAGTTTAGATATGAGTTCAACACAGGCCCAGAAAGACGAAATCCAGTAAGTATGGATGCTGCATATCTTAGATGGCCACAACATCAGAGTGTTTTTATATTAGATCATAGTTACCTTAATATTATGAAAGACCAGGTTACTTATATGTACTTAAATAAAGAACAAATTGATTGGCCTCCATTGTGTGGTATGGGTTTTTATGAACACGAAATAACACGTATGAGAAGGAATTATCAAGTATTCCAAGAAAAATTATCAGAAAGTTATAAGCATATTGATGAAGTAAATCGCAATAGAGCAGATTTTTATAAATTTGTAACAGAACACGATAGACGCAGAGGAACAGACTTCTTAAAAACTTTCCCTGAAATGGAAGAATTTTATCACGTATGCAAAGCCCTAGTATAAAAGTTCCCCTATACAGAGATAAAAATAAACTTTTCAACGGATTTAATAATGATACCTGGGGGAAGTATACTGATAATGATTATAGTGTAACTGATCCGATAGATGCAAAACATATAGATTTTATTAACAGTGTAGGCACTAATAAGTTTTATTATCCTGTGTATCTATCACACTGGCTTTTTCCTTACGATGTAGATGTAAAAGACAGAAAGTTGCTTTGGGATTCATTTTTTATCCCAATTGATATTGTTAAATCAATAAAAGATGGAAAATGTAAACTTTTAATTCACAACACATTAGAAGGTTGGAATTTGGGTTATTTAGATAATACTGTTTATGAGACAATTTTAAAAAAGTATGATTTAGATTTTTCTAATGTAATATATTTAACAGGTAATTTAGTAAGACAAAGCCCTAACGGTGTAATAAACATATATCATAATAGATTTGAAGATATATATCTTTTCTATAATAAACACAAAATAAATTTTAAAGAATTATCATTAAAGAAAATAAAAAATAATGAAAATTTAAAATATAAATTTTTGTGTCTAAATAGACGTCCTAGTGCGCAACGTTTAGCTCTTTATGAATTTATTAATAATAAGCAATACGGATTAGTATCTCAAGCAGTGGATATTGCAAATAATGATAATATAGATTTTGCAATTAAAGAATTTGCAGAAAAATTTCCTAAAATATATAAAAGATTTAACAAAAAAAATTTATCTAAAACACTGCCAGCAGTAATAGATTATGAAGATATGACTTTTAATAATCCTACCCACGATATCAAACTAAGGAAATATTACGAATCATATTTACATATTGTGAGTGAAACATTTTATACTGATAAATCTGATAGGATGTTTTTTAGTGAAAAAATAATTAAACCTATATTTTTTATGAGACCTTTTATTCTTTTTGGACAGGCAAATAGTTTAAAATATTTAAAATCTTTAGGCTATAAGACCTTTGATAGTTTTATTGATGAATCTTACGACGAAATAAAAAATTATAATAAAAGATTTTTAGCTACCTGCAATTCTATTGATAAATTTATTTCTAGAGACTTTGAGGATATTAAAAAGGATCTTAATTCAATGATACCTATTTTAGAACATAATTATAATAATCTAGAAAAAAGGAACAAAGATTTATCTTTGTTAGTTAATCAGTTACTTACTAACTTATAAAATTCGCTGTTAAATTTTGTAAAAATATTGTAGTTATGCTCTAAAACATCTTGCATACTATCTAACATATCACATAATTCTTTTTTGTCTTTTATTAATAATTCATCTATTATTTTTACAATCATTGAAAATCTTTTGTGGTGATTTTTTTCGAAATCATAACTTTCGTCCCACCATTGATTAAATGTTTTAAAGCCCCAAGTTTTTAAAATATTAAGATTTCCGGGCGGTCCTAGCATTATTAAAGGCCTAAAGCACATTATAGGCTTGAATGATTTTTCACTTATATATTGCATAGGAGAAACAAATCTAGTTTCATTTGTAACATTTACAAAACTATTTTGTATATGTGTATATACATTTAAGTTGTTTTGTACTTGATAGTCTAGTATATTATTTGTACTTGTTTGTTCGTATTTTTCATCTAAATATACACAAGGTGTATCTAAAAAATTATTTAATTTGTTTTTTAGTCTTTTACGAACGTTTTTTGGAAATTGTTTAATAATTAAACTATTATTGTCTAACATATCATCTTGATCAGGCTTTTCACAAAATGTATAAGAAAATTCTGGATTATCATAATAAAGTGACGTAATAAATGTTCTATGATAATCCCATCTGTTTGATAAAGAAGATACTTTATATTCAAAATTTAAATTATTTTCTATGTTATCTAAATGATGTGATTTGAATTTTTTCCAAGTATTTAAAAACTTGTCGTAATATTTTATATCATATCCTATTTTATTTTTAATATCATCTGGAATAATTTCACAATGAAATACATCAAATTTTTTTATTTGTGTATGTGATAAAATGTTTGATATTATTTCTATTTCTAAAAGTTTTGTGTTTTCAAAATCAGATTCTATTACCTTACCCTCCATCATAGGTAAAATTTGTCCTTTGTAAGATATACGGAATATGTCATCTATTACAAAAATAATTTCTTTTATCTTATTCTCTAATAGGAACTGTACTACTGGATTTACTTTTTTTATATTTTGCGAAATTACAAGTAATACAGTATCTTTGTTTATTTTTTGGTAAAGATAGTCTGATTCACGGAATAAGTATGTTTCTTTGAAGATGCCATTCTCGTCAAAAAAGATATTTTTATCTTCAGTAATTATTTCAATATTTGGATATTTCATTTTATTCCGGTAATTTGAAGAGTGTATCTGTCACTAGTACCTAAGTTAGCGGCAAGGTGTGGAGTGTCATATTGCCATACTACTATAGTTCCAGATTTGTAATTTGTTAAAGGATATCCGTCTATTTCAAATATATGTCCCGGCTGCCAGTCCTCTAAAAATATAATAGCACGATGTATTCTTTCAACTTCTTCTAATTTGTGATAATCGATATATCTTACATATGCATCTCTATGGTAAGGAAGTATTTTTCCAGGATTCATTTTATAGTAACTACTACCTGCTAAACCTAAACCAGTATACTCAATAATTTTTTGTGTCCACTCCGGTTGTGGGTGTCTATAATCTACCATTTCACCTGTGTCAAAAATATTACCATAAATTTGTATCCATTCTTTAACTGCTGTAGGATCATTAAATGGTTCTTTAATGTAAGGCAATGTTTTATAGCTATCGTCAATTATACCTTCAGGCAATTTGTCTATATACCACACATTAATTCCTTTCTAAATCTAGTGTAACACAATGATGTCCACCTCCTAAGGTTCTGCTATGTCGAAGCTCACATCCGATTGTTTCTATGTTTTTTTTCTCTAATTCGTTTCTTAAAACTGTTTGAAATGGATCACAAACTACAGTATTAGGATTAATTGCTAAAAAGTTGAGTGCTATATATTTACTTGCGTAAGGATAGTCTATAAAAGGCTGTGCCACTAAATCTTTTCCCGAAATACTAATAACATCCCATTTTTTAAAAACACTTGGCATATTATTAGAATTAATTCTATCACCGTTTACAACAACTAATCCTTCTCGAACTGGACTAATTGTACTATCTATGTGTACACCGCTATATAGATTATCTAATATATGAACTGTGTACTTTGATCCTAAAGTTTCTTGTAACCATTTAGCACCTTTAATATTTCCACTTTCGCTTACTAAGTATAAAAGATCTTTTCCTAGCCTACAGATATTTGCAGCATCAAAGGTTGCTTCCGGATCATTGCAAATAATTATTTCTGTGTCCAACAAATGATTTAATGCTTCTATTTCTTTTTTTCTAGTAGGGTAAAGCATAGGAGCATCAATCACTTTATCACCAACAATTAGTAATCTGTCTCTCGGGCAATAGTTATACATACCGTCAAATAAATGAAAATCAAGTTCTGTAGGTCGTTCAACAACTACACCATAGTTTTTTAAGATTGACGAAAAGTTATCTAAGTCTTTGTTAGCTTCTAAAATTATATTTTCGTCAACAGGCCCAGCAGGGACAGGAGTTTCTTTCCACAATGTTGTTTTTTCTTGATTTCTAAATATAGGACATTGAACAGGCCAGTGAGCATTTGTTGCTGAACCTACAACTATTCTTTTTAACTGGTCCCATTCATTTACTGAATATATCATTTAATTTCTCTTTTATATATTCTGCCCATAATTTGTGTCCTTCAGCAGTAGGATGTCCGCAATCTAAAAAATATCCAGTACCACGTAAGTTTTCTCTTTCTACACAAGCTCTCTTCCATTTACGAGGAAAATATTTTTCGCCAAATGACTCAGTCATTTTTAAATTATTTTCATTTAGCCAGTCAAATTCAAATATAGGTATTTGATAATTAAAAAATACTCCGCTTTTATTAGCAAGAAATTCTAAATAACTTTTTTCTAAAAAATAATCTTTGTTAATAGGTATATCACCAAATACGCTGTATTGTATAACTGGCACTTTTGCAGTTTCTAAAATTTTTGAAATTTGATTATCCCAATTTACAAGTATATCATTTAAACTTTTATCTTTATAATATTCGACTACATTATTATCAACACTGGAAAAATCTCTAGCTTTTCCGTCCCAAAATCTTGTAACTCCGCTCCATCCTATAATTACAGCATCATAAGTATCATTATAATTTTCTAAAAAACGTGTAACTATTAAATCATTAGAAGCACCTATTTCTGAAGTATCAATATACCCATAACCAATTAAGTTTGGCCAACTATCTTTATAATCAACACCGTAACCGGATGTCCAACTGTCGCCACAAATTAATATTTTCATTTTATTTTTACTTTCCTACAATCGGGATATACTACATTTATTGGATCAAATTTTCTTGCTTTAATATAATAATCTAAATATGTTATACCTTTTATACATTCTTCAGGATTTAATTTATAATGATATCCTATAGAAAACTCCTGCTGGTCAATCCAAGGTTGAATTTCTAAATCTCTGCCGTCGTATCCTAATTTTTTAAGTTTGTTATAATCTTCTTTCGAATCTAATAATATTGCGCCACCCCTCCCTATGTCTAACGGTTTACTATAACCAAAACTCAAACACTGAAGTTGACCTTTGCGGTACATATTAGGTTCTAATCTTCTTGCACTGTCCCAAATTCTTGTTTTGTGTAAATTATATTCTCCTATCCAGTGTTCTTCTATTAAATTGTAATTAACGTCTAATTTGTGCATTGTTTGTAAAACACTTATATATGTAAACGCACTAAAATTGCACTCTTTAACTTCATCTAGATATAAACATAATTCGATAGCGTGAGTGCAACAATCGGTAGTAACGACATAAGGAGCACCTGTAAATTCTGATAATTTATTTTCAAAATCTAAAATTTTTTCAAACATTCATAAATCCAATATATGTCATATTTATTAGGGTTGAGTAATGTACGCAGATAAGTATGACTATAAGGAGTTTTCTATGAATATAAGTTTTATAGGTCTAGGTAAATTAGGTTTACCTTGTGCAGAGGTTATTGCTTCTAAAGGACATAATGTTACAGGTTATGATATTAAAAAATATAAGACTAACAATGTTGATCAGTTTCCTACTATAGAAGGAGCAGTAAATGGTAGAGATATTGTATTTGTTGCAGTACCTACACCACACGATCCAGATTATGACGGCAGAGCTCCAACAGCACACCTTGAGCCTAAAGACTTCTCTTATAACATTGTTAAAGAAGTTTTAACAGAGTGTAACAAGCATATGAATAAAAATCAATTGCTAGTACTTATAAGTACAGTTTTACCAGGTACTGTTCGTAGAGAGTTCGTTCAGTTAATCACTAATACAAGATTTGTTTACAATCCTTATCTTATCGCAATGGGAACAGTTGCTTGGGATATGGTAAATCCTGAAATGGTAATGATTGGTACCGAAGACGGTAGCGAAACAGGCGATGCAAAGCAACTAGTAGATTTTTACAAAACTATAATGGAAAATGATCCTCGCTATGTTGTTGGCACTTGGGACGAATGTGAATGTATAAAAGTTTTTTATAATACATTTATATCAACTAAAATTGGATTGGTGAATATGATTCAAGATGTAGCACAACAACAAGGTAATATAAATGTTGACATTGTAACCAATGCTTTAAAGGATAGTACACAAAGAATTATGGGTCCTAGTTATATGAAAGCCGGTATGGGGGACGGCGGAGCCTGTCATCCTAGAGATAATATTGCTTTAAGATTTATGGCAAAGAAATTACATTTAGGATATGACATTTTTGATAGTATAATGAATGCAAGAGAACAACAGGCACAAAATATGGCTATCGAAATACTTAAATATGGAAATAAGATACAATTTAGTAGTGATAGCTACAAGTCTGGCGTAGAATATACAGATGGTAGTTACAGTTTACTTGTACAACATTATATAAAAGAACACGGTGGTTGGATAGTGAACGAAAATCCGAGCGTTTTTGTTTTAGCTCACGAAAACGACAAAGTTCCAAAAGGGCAATTTACTGTATTTGATCCTTGGCGTACTTACAAAGGCGATAACTATACTGTAAGTTATGGCAACACTAGACATTTACAATAAAAGATTGTATAATAAAGTATGTATGATATTGTATATATCGGAAACGACGAAAGTAATTGGAAAAATGTAAAGAAAAAATTCTTTACAGCAAAACGTGCAGACTCGTTAGATAGCGCAAAAAGAAAAGTTTTTACAAAAATGTTTTGGGTAATATGGAATGATATTACTCCATTAGATTCTTTTGATTTTAGTTATGAAGCCGATAATTGGAGTTTAGATGTTACGCACGTTTTTAAAAACGGAGAAAAATTTGACGGTGTATGCTTATTTCCAAAGGATGTAATTTTAACAGATGAAGAAATAAGTCAAAGACAATTTATACATAAAAAAGAAGTAGATATAACAGCAAGTAAATCTGCTGAATTTGAAAAAATATACGCTAAAGATTACGACGATTATAAAGAAAAATTAAAAAACGTTACTAGTGAATTTGTATGGATAATACCGTCTGATATAAGTGTAAATTTTGATTTTAACTATCAAGTATCTTATTGGGATAAAGATCTTGTTTTTTTGTTTAAAAATCATTATTACAATGATGGTATTTTTTTGCAGCACAAAGATTTTCACGTTTCCCGTCGCGAGTATGATTATGCTTGGTTTGCTAAAAAAATAGATGTAGAAATAAATGCTTCTTCGCCAATACCATATGATATTGTTTTTATAAGTTATAACGAACCAAACGCTGATGAAAATTTTGAATGTTTATTAGAACAGTTTCCGGATAGAGTTATACATCGTGTTCACGGCATTACTGGAATACACCAAGCACATATTGAAGCTGCAAAAGTATGTGATACATCAATGTTTTGGATAGTTGATGCAGATGCAATAATTGTAGATGATTTTAAGTTTGATTATCAAGTACCAAGATGGCAACACGATCACGTATTTGTATGGAGATCACAAAATCCTGTAAATGATTTAGTATACGGATATGGTGGTGTAAAATTGTTTCCTACTAGTATGACTATTAATATGGATGTATCAAATACTGATATGACAACAAGTATTAGTAGAAAATTTAATGCTATAAAAAAGATTGCTAATATTACAAGTTTTAATACAGGCGAATTTGAATCCTGGAAAAGTGCATTTAGAGAATGTTGTAAATTAAGTAGTAAAATTATTGATCGACAAAAAGACGAAGAAACTAATAATAGATTAAAGATTTGGTGTACAGTAGGTGCAGATAAACCTTTCGGTAAATATGTAATAGCTGGTGCAAAATCCGGAGCAGCATATGGTGCAAGGTATCAAGGAGATAATGAAGCACTAAAGAAGATTAATGATTTTGATTGGTTACAGGAGCAATTTAAAAATGCAAACATTTGAGTTGCTAGATAGATTTGAATTGTTGTATCCAACAAATACAAAATTAGCAGATTTGCGTAGAACATATATAGACAATGATTTAAGTAGTTTATTTAGATTATTAAATGCAGATGAAGAACTACGTAAAGCAATTATAGAGGAAAATCTTCACAGTATTTTTAGAGTTGTAAACAATTATGATACTGAAGATTTACGTAAGGCAGTAACAGAAAATAATTTACACAGTGTATTTAGATTACTTAACGATGATGATTTGCGTAAACTTGTACTAGAAGATAATATTTGGAAGTTATGGCCTGTTTTAGAACGTTATACAAATACACAATTTGTATCTGCATTTAAAAACTTTTTTGTTAATAATATTGATATTGATGACGATTGTTTTAGTAGAGGGCAATTACAAAGTAAACTTTGGCTAGTCAAAGAATTAAAAAAACTTAAAGTTGATCTAGGCACAGTGTATTTGTGTGCAGGTTGGTA